GAATACGCAGACCACGAAACAGTTTGTTGGTAAAGAAGTGCAAGTCAGTAATCTCGCCTAGATTACTGCCGCCTGGCAGTGTGTCAACTTTACTTCCACGACCTTCAGCAGTTTGCGGAAAGAAGTAATCTTCGTTGGTGCTTAATGGATTATAAGTAGCATCCATCATATTCTGACCACCACCTGTTTGTGTGGGTATACGGCGTTGATGTACTTCGTTTTTAACTCGTTCCACAAATGCCATGGCCAAGTGGCTGGGCATGTTTCCCACATCGATGTAGAAAATACGGCGTTCGGGAGCTCTTTGTACGCGATAGATAAGAATAGCATCTTCCAGCAATTCTTTTTGTTTGAATACTTTGAAAACATTTTCAAGTACGCTGTTGCCAAACGGCCAGCTAAAGTCCAGACCTTCGGTCAAACTCAAATGCATAATATGTTCTGCATTGATGGTCTGTTCATTTTGGGCGCGGCTAAATCTGCTGCCACCGCTGTAAGGGGTAGCGGGCTGAGTATATCCGCCGCTAGAGCCGCCAACCTGTGGATGGTTAACACTGATGTCAGTTGTATTAACTTGAGTTGCGGTTAAATTTTCAAAGTTAGGTGCTAAATCTTTGACCACATACTGTTCCGGTTTTTTACCGTCGGACTCATTGACAATGACTTTGACCACTTTGCTCATTTCAACCCAACTCAATTTGAATGTTTCTGGGTCACGGATAAAACATTGATCTCCGTACTTGATAGTATTACGGAACATCTTGAAAACACGCTTGTTCAAATCATTCAAGCTGACCCATTGTGTCAACTGCTCACGAATAATTTTAACTTCGTTGTCAGTGGGTTTTTCTTTCCAATGAAATTCAAAACTGGTGCCATTGTCGTCATTGGACTGAGTACTAAATTCAGCCAAAATGTCCAAGGCTGCATTGACTTCGCTGTCCATGTCCATTTGCTCATATTGATTATATCGTTCAATACGATTTGGATGACCAATATAAACTTCTGGTAGATTGCTTTGATAGTTTTTATAACCAAACTGCGGTGACTGGCCGCCGTTGATTGGGCTTAGTGCGCCTGCAACATTTGTGGTTCGAAAATATTTTTTCCAGCTCATTGGTGTTCTCTGTAGTTAGATATTTACCTGATTAGGCCTGACCATCTCTTATTCTCTGTAATAAAGTCGTATGCTCTTGTAATTCTCTCAGCATGTCGGCCATCGTCCGGTCGGCATCTCTGTTGTTTGGTGGTGTATTAGTTCTCATAGCTTCCAATTCTCTAGTAAGTCGTTCAATATCTCTTTCTAGGACAGCAGTTCTTTGTTCTGCAGGGGTCGGGTCGTTCGGCGGTGGCGGAGGCGGTGGCGGTGGTGGTGGTGGTGGTGGAGGCGGTGGTGGTGGATTGTTTGGTCCAGTCGCCGGCCCTTCGTTATTGTTTCTGGTTGCAGGCCCCGGAGGCGTGATACTAGGTGGGTTTCGAATACGCTCCAACATTTTTTCAATTAATTCTTTAACTGCTGTGGTATCAGTCACTTTACCAGTTATAATTTTATTAAGAAGATCATTGGCTGAACTTTGGAATGAAATAAACCCTAATTGCATTTGATTCAAGTACTTGATAGTTGTGCCAATGCTTTCCATATTTTTCATCACCGTTTGGTCTATTAACCTTTGTTGAACCAGTAATTCGTTTTGTGCATCTGTATATGCTTTGGTAGCGGCATCCAGCGGCCCTTTTCGAATTTTTGCTTGATCAGCTTCTATTGTTTTATATAATTCAGTTGCGTTTTTAAGAAAAGTTAAATTTTCCATTATTGCAGATGATGTGCTGGTCATTGATGTAATAAATGGATTGTTTGCATTCCTGTTTATTTCAGCTAGATTTTCATTACTTCTAGCATACGCTTCTAGTGCAGGTGCCGCATCTTTTAATAGACTACCAGTAAATGTTCTAAAACCTGCGCTGCTTTGATCCACGGCCCCTATCATGCCTCCTATTACTCCAGCTGCTTCTTGATTTATTGCTTGATAAGCCAGTGCTGATTTACTATATACTTTGCCTCCGGTTGCAAAATACTCTTCAGCGTATTTGGCACCCTCACTGCCAAATACTTTACCAGCAATTGCCATGCCTTCTTCAACGTTGGCTCTTGCAGTTGTGCCCAGTCTACCTAACTTTAAATTGTAGTCAAGTTGACTTCGTCTGGCTTCTTCTTCTTTTTTCAGTAAATCTGCATTTTTGCCAGTAATTGCTGTTAACTCTTTTTGTCTATATAGATAGTCAATGGCTGCGGCTTTGGTTTGTTCATAGTTTCGAGTCGAGCTAATACCCAATTGCTCCTGCGAGGCCAAATAGCCAGCTACACCAACTGATAACTCTTCGAAACTACCATACAATATTCGCAGTGCGCTGTCGGAATCAAATATTTTTCTAGTATAAGCCGTGACCACAGCAGCGCCCTTTTCTTGTCCTAATCCCAGTTTTGACAAACTATCGGCATTGGCAGTTATTACTTTTACCAAAGTTTGTATAGGCACTCTTGCATCAGCAGCCACTTGGGCCATTCTAGTAATACTACCACCAAACAGTGCGCCGGCTTTGGCCGATGCGATAAATCCATCAGCCACTTTTTGGGCTGTTTCAAGTTGAAACTTTAAAAGGCCTTGTACGATTTCTATGCCGGTATTAGCAAAGGTCGCGATGGCGTCAGCGCCTTTACCGAGGTTAAGTCCAAATAAACTAAAACCACTACCAAGTTGACCCAAACCGGTACTAATTTTAGTTAAAGTTGAAGCCAACACATCTATAGTAGGTATTACTGATGTAAATGCTTTTTCGGCACCGTATATGCCCGAGACCAGACTACTCGACTGATTGGCCAAGTCTACAAATGCTCCGCCAATGGTTTTGATGCCAGCATCAACAGATTGACTTCTTGCTGTCAGTTGGGACAGCGCCTGCGAAGTTGCAGTTGCTGCATTTGTTTGAGTATTTCCTGCTTTGGCTGCTTGCAGCAGCGCAGAAGCCAGTTGTTGCCCGGCAGAATTCAAACCTCCGAAACTAGATTCAGCGTTGTTCAGCATTTGCTGCAATTGTTGTGTTGGATCAGCCATATTTTAAAACAGTGTTTTTTACCAGATAAGTATTATTATATTTATTGGAATCAATCATGATGAATTCATCAAACCCCTTGGCCAAACATTTTCGTCAGCCACAAATTCATATTAAGTTGCCATCAGGCGGTCAATGGTGGCCAGAAGGCTCACTGAGTATGCCTGCTACCAAAGAATTGCCTGTTTACGCCATGACAGCCAAAGATGAGCTTACTTTGCAAACTCCCGATGCACTGCTCAACGGGCAAAGCACAGTGGATGTGATACAAAGCTGTGTGCCCAATATTAAAAATGCATGGTTAATGCCTGCGGCTGACCTAGACGCTATTTTAATTGCCATACGACAAGCAACTTACGGCAGTAAAATGGATTTTGTCAGTGTTTGCCCTCACTGCAATAACAAAAGTGAAAATTCCATAGATCTGGGCGTATTGAGCGCACAAATACAATGTCCGGATTTCAACACTTCGGTTCTAGTAGACGATCTGGAACTATTTTTAAAACCGCAGAACTACAAAGAATTTAACAGAGCTAGCATCGAAAACTTTGAACAACAAAGAATATTAGCAGTGGTATCAGACCAGACTATGAGTGAAGAAGAGAAAATTGTAAAATTTAATCAATTATTTAAAAAGTTGTTGGATTTGACCATAGAGCAAATTACCAAAAGTATTGCAGCCATTAAGACCAACGACGGCATTGTGGTAGAAGATCGAGATCAGATCAACGAATTCTTTCAGAACTGTAATAAAAGCGTGTGGGATGCAGTCAAGCGTCGAATCGAAGAAATAGGTAATCAAAGTCCACTTAAAAAGGTCGATGTAAACTGTGACCAAGATGAATGTGGCAAGGCATATACTACTCCATTGGTATTTGAACAATCAAGTTTTTTCGCATAAGGCTTTTGAGTCTGGACAATGAGTCGATAACTCGCATGCTAGACGACTTCGACAAAGATTCAAAAGCCTTGAAGAAATCGATTTATAAATTATGTTGGGGTATGCGTGGTGGTGTTACTCTAGACGAAGCATATCAATTAAGTTATCAAGATAGAGAAATAATCTTTAAGATTATAGAAGATAACATTAAAACTACCAACGAAACAGGATTGCCATACTTCTAAGATGTGCTGCGCACATCCATCACTTTCGTTCGCACTCAGTGATCAATTGTAGTTCTTAAGAGCAAAGCGATATAAGTTTCATCCAGATTGTTCAGTCACACTTTGCCCTTGCGGGGCAAAGTTGAAAAATGCTTCATCCGAGTAGCACAGTCATCAGCGTTAGAGCAGTTACAGAGGCGGTTGTCCGGTACCTCGAGCTCAGTTCTTATAACAACGGCAGTTTACAATGTATACGCTAACATACAAGCAAACCTGGGATATTTCTTCCCTCATTTCAGCCTTATAAAATTATTTTCAAACAATCAAACCGCGGCATTTGCGATCTTCGTCCTGTCAAGGATAGTGATTGAGTGCTCTTTACAGCGAAGAGTCTTCCATCCCTGCGATCCTAGATCCAGGTATACGGGCGTTCGATATTAGCTAACGCTGGCTTGTTTACTGTTGATGCGTTGACTTGAAGTCAGAGTTTGTTTTTTATGTGGGAGCCATGTACACGAACAGAAATCTGTCCGTTATAATAATCTGCGGATTCTAACACTTTGCGATTGAATTGTTCTCTTGCTTCGATGTAACTACATTCTGCTTTTGATTTACAATAGTAAAGTATTTCTCTGGTAAAGTTTTCGGTGCCTAGTGCAGTGATGTCTGCGGATAATTCCGTGCTTGAGCCATAATATTCTCTCCAGTCGCTGTCGACCTTTGAGCGGATTTTCTTTTTCTTTTTAGCGCCGTTCTTTAATTTCACTACTTTGGTAGTGGTTTTAGCGAATTTGGCTAATTTTTTGCCTATGTACTTTCGTCCAGATAGATTATTTGTAATCAGATATACAAATCCTATACAATCCTCGGGCAATTTCTCAACTGGAGTGTCTTGAAAAAACCAAGTCATGTTAGATTTGTTGTGCCATGTGTACTATAATTTATCTAGTTTACCATGATGTTGCATATTCCTGGTTTACCATGTTTTTCTTGCATTTAGTCTGGCATTCTTGCCATTTAAACGATTGAAATTCATTGATCCAGAAAGAGTCTGCTAGTGCCTGTTCTATTGTTATGTTGTTTAAATTAAATTTTGTTCCGAGGTCTTGCCATTCTTGGTTATGTGAATACCTATTAGCAACCCAGCAACAGTGAAATAATCTGCCTTGTGCATCTATGTACAAGCCTTTGTTGCCAATTTCACATAACGGCACGATTGTGTCTTTTAATTTTGTGTGTTCATAGAGTTTAATATTAATTGGGTGAACAGGTGTTTGCCTAACAGTAAAATCAGTTATTTGGCGTTCAAATCGGTGGGAACTACTGATATATTTTTTGCTGGGTTGAAGAGGATCATTTTCACCATAATTGGGATAAATTACTCCAAACTTTGTACTCAGTGTAATTTGAAATCGATCCGCACCCAACAACTGTGCATATTCTTTCATCGAGTCTAGATGATTTTCATTAAATCGAAAAGCAATCGCAGCCCAAATAATCTGACATTCGCT